GTTAACTTGTTCAACAGTTAAACCAGTTTTAGACATATAATCATCTAAGAGATTGTCAATCATGAATACATCAGCTTCATGCTCCATTTTAGAATGTAAAGAAAAAGCTAAATTATATAATTGGTAGTTATGTTGATGTTCGCTAGCGTGGCCTAATTCATGAAGAAGGGTTTTTCTTTTATTCCATTCGTCCAAAGAATCTTTTAAAACGATGGTATTTATCGACGCAATATAATGTCCATCTGCATCTAAATCCTCTTTTTCTAAGATGATTACACCTAACTCTTTAACAATCATTTCAATTTGTTTCCTCAACAACAACACCTACTTATTTTTCTTCTCCAAATACGCTTCAATAATGCCTGACAAAATTTCTCTATCATTTTCAGTCAGCGGTTTTCCATCACTGCTCATAACAGAAGATAAAGCTTCCTCAACTGTTAGCTGTTTCTTTTCAATAGGATTTGGATTATCTGTTCTACCAAGTAAGTAGTCTACAGACACATTAAAATATTCTGCTACTTTTTCTAAATCCTTTGCTTTAGGAGAACTTGTTTTCCATTTATAAAATAAGTTCTCGCTAAATCCCAGTTCAAGAGCTAGTTGCTTAACATTTTTGTTTTTACTTTTTGCTAAAGATTTTATCCTTTCAAACAGTGACATAGAAGTATTCTCCATTCTAAAACAAATAAAAAGTATCTGTACTTATATTTTATCGTTGACAAATGTATAAGTTTGTATTATTATTTGTTTGTAAGTTAATTAGATAGAAAAAAGCGAACTAAAACACACCTTAATGCATGAAGTTTGGCGACCGAGTGCAAAATAAAGGCTTTGTTATAGGCTTATTTATCTATGGTTTAATAGTATATGTTCGGGTACTTTTTGTCAACACATTTTTCCAATTCTATCTAATTAACTTACCAACTACTAAAGAAAGGGGTAAATAACATGCCAGATACAACGACAGGCAGAACTAAAATTCGTGAATACTTTGATAAAAAGGGGATTTCTTTAGTCACTGTAGCAACATACTTCAATATTCCAAAACAAGACTTGAATGATTATCTTTCTGGGAAAAATCAAAGTAAAAAGGCTCATGAAACGCTAACCGCAATTATTGAATACTACAAAATTAGATAGGGGGTCAGTAAGATGACACAACTGATAGAATCAAAAATTTCAATTGAGATACCGTCTAATTTGATTCTGATTGAAAAGGCAAAGATTTTAGAATTAGAAAATCAAACCTTAATTGGTCAGACGTGGAATGCAAAAGATGTTACTAACCGCCTAGGTGGGAAAGATATACGTGACTGGAAACTCGTTTTCTATAAATATCGCGAAGAGGTAGATATAAGAAACGGCGGATTCGTAAAGTTCCCAACTAGTAAAGGGATGCCTTGGAAGTTTCATGCTAAGATGACCGCTCATTTTATAGATATTCATTGGAAAGAATTCATGGAGACGAAAGATCGTTTTTAAAGAAAGGATGATCACATTGAGAAAAATCTATCATTTAAGACGTATAGCGGCGTTGCTAATCGTTTTTGGCTTGGGGATTTTAGTAGGTGGCAATAATGGTCCATTAATCCAAAACATATATATAGCAGCTTTTATAATTTGGTTGCTCTACTACGATTTAGCGTTGGAAGATCGAGAAGTAAAAAAACAAAAATAAAGACCCACTTCGACGGCCATCAAAGTAGGTCAGTTACAAATATCAAATTCAAGGAGAGTGTACCACATGAATAGAAAAATTAAAAGAATGATTATTGAACTTGAAAAAGAATGTAAGGAACAAAATGTTGAACTTCTTCTATGTGCTACAAATTTTGAAACAGGCCAAGGAAGTACTGCGTTTTGTGGTTCAGTTATCGGGTTAGCTATACTCTTGCAAAAACTTGTAGGTGATCTAAAAGAGCAATTAAGTATAAGCGAATCTTGTGATTGTCCAGAATGCGTAGCAGAAAAAGCCGAAGATGCTACAAATGAAAAATCTATGGATGAACTACTAACTGCATTTTTACGAGGTGAACTGCAATGATTGAAGTAAGAGGTTTAAGTGATGATGTTTACGAATTAATGTTAGCGAATGCTCAAAATAGAATTGTTCAATCAATTCGAACTGCAGCAGCAAATGGTAATACAAGTTGTGTGGTGAATAGTAAAGGTCTTACATCAACGTTTTTATCTCAATTAGAAACAGAAGGATTTGATCACGTTGAACTTGAAGAAAACAAAACGAAAATATTCTGGGAGTGGTGAAAATGCCTGAATTTGATTCATTAGGAGCTAGACAAGAGCCGCCAGAAGAAAAAGAAGCATTAGAGCCAACATGGGAATATGACGAAGAAGAGGAGAATGGCAATGAGTAACGATTTAACACAAATAACACAACGATCTTTAGATGAACAAGTCATCGGAAATTTGAATAGATTGCAAGAGCAGGGATTAGAAATGCCACCAGGTTATAGTCCACAGAATGCATTGAAAAGTGCTTTCTTTGAACTAACCAACAATTCAGGAGGGAACCTTCTTCAGTTGGCAGCTAACAATCCAGAAACTAAAACATCTATTTCTAACGCCTTGCTTGATATGGTCATCCAAGGATTATCGCCAGCAAAAAAACAATGTTATTTCATTAAATATGGAAATAAAGTTCAGCTTATGCGCTCATATTTCGGAACCATGGCTGTATTAGATCGAGTAACAGGAGGGGCAGAAATCACGCCTGTTGTAGTAAGGGAAGGCGATGTATTTGAAATTGCTATGGACGGTCCCGACTTAGTTGTTGCTAAACATGAAACATCCTTCGAAAACCTAGACAACGACATTAAGGCTGCTTATGTGGTCATTAAGCTAGCAAATGGTAAAGAAGTAACAACGGTCATGACAAAGAAACAAATTGATAAATCATGGAGCAAAGCAAAAACAAAAAATGTTCAGAATGATTTTCCAGAAGAAATGGCAAAAAGAACTGTCATCAATCGAGCTGCTAAATATTTAATCAATACTAGTAACGATAATGATTTATTTGTGCAAGCTGCTAAAGACACGCTCGAAAATGAATTCGAACGAAAAGATGTGACACCAGAGCGAGAAGAACAAACAGCGGTACTCGAAGAAAAAATATTTACCAACAATAAAAAAGTTATTGAGCAAGAAAACGATATTGAACAAGCCAAACCAGTTGAAAAAGATGATTTAACGAAAGTGGCGGACCAAATTTTAGAAGAACCAGTTCAGGAAACTTTAGATGTGATGGCTGGTTACGAAACCAATCAGAAAGAGAGTGAAGCTGATGTCTCAACGATTGAAGAAGACGATTATCCTTTCTGATGAAAATTATTATTCACAAGAAGCGGACCTAGCTTATATGTCTGTCTCTCAATATAAAAAATTTCTTGAATGTGAAACTGCAGCTCTTGCCAAGTTAAAAGGTGAATGGACACCAGAGAGTGATCCAAAAGCCTTGCTAGTTGGTAATTATGTTCATTCTTACTTTGAATCACCAAAAATTCATGAAGCATTTAAAGAAGAAAATAAAAGCAAGATGTTTTCTTCAAGAAAACCGTTTGGTCTACTGAAAGATTTCCAAATTGCGGAGCAGATGATTGAAAGATTAAAACAAGAAGAAGCCTTTTTAAATATTTATCAAGGCGAAAAAGAAGTGATCGTCACAGGTGAAATTGGCGGTGCAATGTGGAAAGGGAAAATCGATTGTTTAAATTTAGAAGAAAAGTATTTTGTAGACATCAAAACAACCAAAGATATGCATGAGAAGAAATGGGATGAACGTTTAAACAGAAAAGCAAACTTCATTGAACGCTTCGGTTACGTGTTACAAATGGCTGTTTATTGCGAACTGCTTCGGCAACAATATGACAAAAATTTTCTTCCTCTCATTGCAGCCGTTTCGAAACAAACACCTAGTGAAGCAAAACTAATCACTCTTAGCGAAGAAAAAATGATTTACGAATTAGAAGAATTAAAAGAAAACATCGAGCATGTTGTGCGAGTGAAAAACGGCGAAGAAGAACCAGTTAGTTGTGGGATTTGTGAATATTGTAGAGGACACAACAAAATTACAAATTTTACCAGTATGGACGATTTATAGGAGGTGCATAACGAATGAATACTGGATATATAAAATTGTATCGGAAAGTGACCAATTCATTCGTTTGGACCAACGCTAATATGTTTAAACTTTGGTCTTTATGTTTAATGAAGGCGAGCCATAAAGAAAGTAGATTTATTTTTAATGGTCAAGAGATAGCCGTGTCCAGCGGTCAATTCGTCACAGGGCGCGCCGTTATTGAGAAAGAGTTCAATGAAGGTGTTCCACGTGACCAACAGATTGTCGGGCGTACGTTATGGAGATGGTTAAAAAAATTTGAAAACGAGCAAATGTTGTCCATCTCATCAACACCGAAATACAGCGTTATAACAATAAATAATTGGGATGACTATCAAGTCAATGACCAACAAGTGTCCAACAACCGTCCAACAAGTGTCCAACAGTTGTCCACATACAAGAATGAAAAGAATGATAAGAATGAAAAGAATATTAATAACAACAATAAAGGGTCGTCCATTCGTTCAATTTGGGAAAACAACGGATTTGGATTGATGTCGTCTAAAACTATGACCGATTTTGATTATTGGATTTCTGATTTTGAAAAAATCGGAGCTAGTCAAAAAGATGCTGAACAATTAATTGTTAAAGCTATTGAAATTGCTATTGATGCAAACGCAAGAAACTATAACTATATCAATGCCATATTGAAAGATTGGGAACAAAGAGGGTTCAAATCTGTTGATGAACGAGAAGCGGCAAGGAAGCAAAAGAAAACGATCAAGCAACAGAAATCAAATACAGGTCATTCGGATTACGATGATCTTGGATTTTAGGAAGTGAAAGAATGCAGTCAGCATCAGATGGATTTTCAAAAATGATTAAAACGTTGCTTTATATCACGCCTGATCCATGTCCAGAGTGCGGAGGAAATCTTTATGCGTGGCGTGCCAAAAATAAAGATGGGTCCGATAGATGTCCGCCAACTTGCATGGAATGTGGCTATAAAGCACGCAAAAAAGCAGAAGACCTTGAAACAGAGAAAATGTTTAACGATAGTTTGAAAGCCAGAGCGATTAATTACCTGAAA